GATGAAATGCCTCGCAACAACCCTCTCCGAAGGAGGTAGTAAAAGGTAGATTGTTTCATTCATCTTGAATTTATATGTAGTTCAAATATAAGCCAGATCGTTCCGTCTTATTTTGCCTTTCGCTGAATAATGTACCAAGCGGATCCATGGGCCAAAACCATAACGCCGTCATAATCCCGATCAAATGCAAACTCGCCATTGCCGTCGATCGTTTCGCCTTCGCGTGGTCGAAGGTTCACTATCTTGTTCGCGGCGATCGTTCCGTCTGACTTAAATCTTAAGAGCCGCCCTTCGTTATCTGCGGCGGATGGCAAGTTGATCGTAGCCGTTCCCGTGGTTCCCGACCAAGTGTTGAACACCATATAATCTGTATCAGCGACATCGTAACTTGATCCAGCAGAATGCGTCACATCGTTGATCTCTTCGGTGAGATACCCTTGATGATCCAGACCGCCTTGCATTGTAGTGTCCCCAGTAACCAATGCGGATCCGGTGATCTTACCACCCGACGCCGTCTCGCTAAATGGCCCCAATGAATTGTTTCCATCATTCAGCACCATGCCGCCAAGCACCCCGTTTGAAGCGTTGATGTAGGCCCCGTTGAAATCCAAAACATCTGATCCAGTAAGATCAGACGAATCCACGGGATTCGCGGTTATGTCCGCCAGCGCAGTGTTTTTGGCAATAGCAAACCATTCGCCGTTGTATTCATCCATGTTGGCGTTGTAAGATCCACGCAACTGGATCCACTTGAGTCCGTCAAAGGTGAGGCGATCTTTGAAGTTGTGGCCGTTGATCGTTACGCCTTCGAAGCGTTTGACCACTGATGCTTGCAACCCAAGGATCTGCTTTGTCATTAGTTTGGAAATATCCACGTAAGTGCCGGAGTTCCCTTCGCGCCATCCAGTTGTGGCGATCCATGCGCTTCCGCTATATGCGTATAATGATCCAACGGCTCCAGCGCCGTCTCCCAGCCTTGTGGTGCCCAGATCAATTTGAATGTTTGATCCTAATGCCGTCGAAGTATTGGATGCGCTGAATGTGGACTCAACCACGGAGGCTGGATTGTTGTCGTTTTCATATCTGGCCGATTGAAGGTCCACTGCCCAAGCATAGGAATTCCCGCCAATGAAAAACGATGTGGATGAACCGCTGGCGTCATAGGTTCCCAAAATGGTAATGTCCAAAAATACCTCCCCATCTTTTGGAAGTGGTCCGGTCGCCATTTGGTGGATCGTTGCCGTGGATGATGACGCTTGGCGTGATACGTTATTGCCGGCCCATTTGTACGTTCCGATTGTTGTGGACCATGATCCAGCACTGAACGACGTCTGCCCAGATATCAAGGAATTGCGATAGTATTGATTCGCAGTTCCATCGCTTGGCTCCAGTCGGATCGTCACGGCGAAGATCGGCGTGGCAACTCCGGATGTTGGTGTTGAAATGTAGGTCTGGATCTCGCCGCGCATCTTCAATAAAATGCGGCCGTTATCTTCTGACGGGATCACGCCCAAATCTGTCTCGTCACCAAAAGAGGAATCATAGCGAACAACGCCATCGATGATGTTGGCCGCCGCCTTCTTTTGCAAGGTGACGCTCACCTTCTTCACTGCTGGCAAATATCGGAATGTTCCCCTTGATCGATAGATTGCTGATTGATCAACGTCCACGTCCAAGTTGACCAATTCCGTCTCGTATTGCGTTCCATCTGGCAAATATCTGAATTCGCGAATGCTGGCCTTATCTCGCAAATCTATCTGCTCGAATCGGAAGGAAGTATCAAAGTAAAAACGCGCACCAAAGGTTAAACAGATCTCGCGGATCATTTCCAGCGCGTTGGTGAACGTTCTGCCTTCTTGTGGTGTGTATTGTGTGTACGCCTTGAGATCGAAGCGTGTCAACGCCATAGGATCGTTTGCCGTGTTGTAGGTGTGCTCGTTGGCCCACCAATTCGAAGACGTGGTTAGTAGGATGTCGGTGCCCGTGAACATGTCGCCAATTCCAGCATCATCAAGTATGTCGACGAGCAAATCTTTGATCGTCTTTTCCGTGGCGCTTACAAGTGAAAACTCATAATCGCGCGTTGAAAGTAGTGAGATCCCATCCGCCGCTTTGAAGGAAACGAGTCGCGGCTTGCTTTCATCCGCCTCTTCGATCAGATCTTGCACTAAATACCCAGCCCAGAAAAAGTCGTAATATTTGGTCTTTTCCTCATACGGCGTGGCAAACATAACGAGGCCATCTTCCACCACTTTACTGGTGTTGTAGAACGCATTAAGATCATCACCGGCCGCGTACTTTGATCGGTACACTTTGACGTAGAACCGCTTATCTTGTTGGGTTAAAATATCGGATAGGAACGTGTCGAATGCCGCGTTTTGGTTATATAGGTTGAAGGTGATCGATGAACCAATGATCGGCGAAAACAATTCATCGGTTTCGCCATCGTGGCTCAATTCGAATCCAGCGCCATCGGAATACACCCGCGCTTCTGATCCAGTGAAGGAAGTATCCCAAATTTCCAATAAATAGAAATCGCCTCGTGATGTGCGAAATTCCGAATAGTAGCGAACGTTTGCCATATATTAAAAACCTCTTTGTCTGGTTCGGTTTCGTTGTGCGCGCTCATTAGATAAAAGAATATCCGCTCCGCTGATCCTTCCGGTGACGACCACGTTTTGACCGCCGCCTAATTCACCCAAACGATCCAGCGGGATCACCGCTTCGCTTTGGCCGCCTTCGCCGATCATAGCCAGTGTAGGCGCCGTTACGATTCCACCCTCGGCCAACATTGGAATGTTTGGCATGAAGCCGCCAACGCTCTGCATGGTCCCGAATATATCACCAAAACTTCCAATGCCACTAATGCCACCCAATGCCATGCGGACCGCAACGGCCAATGCAAACGCGGCAACTGCGGCGGCTACGAACTGAACCACCAGATCCTTGAGCATGCGTCCCAATGATTCCTTAAACCTTCCGAATCTGGTCTCGCCTTCTTCTAATTTTCCAAACGCGTCTTGAATAGATCGAGCGAAAACGTCCTTGATCGCATTGCCCGCTTGAATCGCCAACGCCGTGGTGTTGACGAATCCTCTGCTCATCGATTGGAATGTGGGCGCAATCTGTGGCTTTAATATCTGCCAGCCTTTGGCATTTAGTTCCACCATTGATTCGGTCATCCTTTTGACGGCGCCGGTTGCTTTGGTGGTGCTTTGTGTTATCTCATCAACGATTGGAGGCATGTTTGCCAGTTCATCGTTGGTTTCTTTTGTTTCCTCTTTTAATAAACCAAGATCGCCCTTGATTTCCGTCACTACTTGCCCGATCGATTTGAAGGCCGGAACGGCAACCTCTTCCATCTTCTTGAATGGTTCGACCATCAACTTTTCCGCCCCAATCAAAGAGGCGACGGCGTTGAACTTCATGATCAAGCCGTTGATGTAAGGAACGATGGCGTTGAACATCTTCGCGATCGAATTGATCGCGATCGCTTTGAGTGATTGGAAATTGTAGGCGAGGTAAATTACTCCAGCGGCCAACGCGGCAACTGCGGCTATGATCAAGGTGATCGGTGACGTCGCGATCTGTACCGCCACACCCCAAGCCGTAGTTGCGGCCGTTGTTAGCCATGTGGCCGCTCTAACCGCTACTAAGGCGCGCTGGAATGATCCAAGTATAAAGATCACCGGACCAATCGCGGCGGCAATGCCCCCAACGATCACGATGGCGCGTTTGGCGCCGTCGCTCATATTGTTCAAGGCGCTGGCGGCCTTTGCTAAAAACTCGATCAATGGCACAACGGCCACGGCAACGATCTCACCGATCGAGATCATGAGGCCTTCCATTGCAGACTCCAAGCGTTTGCTGGCTCCGAATGCCGTATTCCCCATGATGTCCGCCATTGCTTGGGCGGCACCTCCGGAATTCTTAAACTCTTCTGTTAGTGGTGAAATGCGATCAACGCCGCCAGCCAATACCAAGAGCGCCGATTGAGCCGAACGCCCAACCTCATCCTTCGCATCTGCCAGATCAAGGCCTTGCGTTGCAAGATCTCGCAATGCTTCCGCCGTAGGTTTTCCCGATGCACCGATTTCCGAAATAATACGACGCAAAGATGTACCCGCTTGTGATCCTTTGATCCCAGCGTCCGCCATGATCGCAAGCATCGCCGTCGTTTCTTCGATCGACATGCCCGCTGATTTCGCTACTGGCGCCACGTATTTCATCGACTCGGCAAACGTCTCCATATCGAGGGCCGATGAACTGAACGACTTCGCCATCACATCAGTGACGACGTTCGTTTGGCTGGCATCCATTCCAAACGCCCGCAAAGTAGATCCAGCAACTTCAGCGGCACGCGCCAAATCGGTGCCCGATGCTTGGGCTAATGCCAGTGTTGCGCCGGTGACTTTCGTGATCTCGGTCGCAGTAAAACCAAGTTTTGCGAACTCGGTCTGAAGGCTGGCTACCTCACGCGCTGAAAACATCGTAGATGCTCCCAGATCTTTGGCGTTTTTAGATAACGCCGCAAACTCTTCAGCGGTCGCTCCAGATACCGCTTGGACCTTTGACATCTCTGCCTCGAATCCTTTGAACACGCTGAACGATACGGCGCCCAATGCCGCGATCGGTGCCGTGACCTTCATCGACATGTTCTTTCCGAATTGTTGCATCTTACGGCCCGCTTGATCCATTGCACGCTCGGCTTTATTGAGGCCCTTGCGGAATGGTGCGATATTCGCCGTTAATCGGAAATTAAGACTGGATAAACTTGCCATTGGCTTTTGCGCGTTCTTTTCTTTGGTTTATTATATCTAATATCTCACCACGTGTCCAAACCTTGCGGTCCTTCTTCGGCTCACTTTCCCAAGGGAAAACGATCAAATCTTTCGGCTTGATCCTCTTCTTTGTGTGCGGGTTCAAAAGGATGGTCGTCATCCATCTGGTCCGCTCCCATTGGGATTGTTCTTTTCTGTTTTCGTGCTCATTCCAACCCTTGACCAAGTTGCCCCATTCACGTGGCAAAAGATCATAGAACTGGGACGGCATTAGTCCAATCTGACCGAACGCGAACGCTTCCAACGTGTCCCACGTCGCAACGTCTCCACTTTTTTGCGACGTTCGGTCAATTACTTTTTTTCGCCTTTGCTCGCAAATTGCTCCTCAAAGATCGCGAACGCGTTCTCTATGAGCGTTTCGTCTTCATCAATCCAATCTGCGATATCGGCCACATCATAACGAAAGGGAACCTTCTCCTTTCTGGCGCCATCTTTGAAGCCGCAATAGATCAAGGTGATCGCTTGATCGAGCGTCATGTCTTCACCTAATCTTTCAAGATCAGATAGCGTGGTTCCGGTCATTCGGCTGAATTCACGCAACGCGTTGAACCCAAATCTGATCGCATGCTTGCGATCTCCTATTTCCATTATATGTGTCATTTCGTTTTTGTTTTGTTGTTGTTTAATAAAGGGACCGCCCAATGGACGGCCCCGAATTCATTACGCCACAGACGCTTGAGTGAGTGCACCCGTTCCAGTGAACGAGAAAGAGTAAGTTACGTTTTCTTCAACGCCGGCCTCTTGTTCGTAAGATACCAAGTAAGCGTCGCCAGTGTAATCGATCTCGCCACTTGTAGCGGATCCGAATTTCACCTTTACCAGTGTGCGGTTGTTCAACAAGGTGAACAAATCATCTGGTGTATCGTAATCTCCAGTGATTGAGTAAGTGACCAATCCGTCACCGCTCAACGACCAAGATTTCAACCCTTCAAGATTCTCTTGCCATCCGGCAGAATCTTTTGTAGTTGTATCGCGTGTTTCCATTGAAACACTCAATGATGCGGATGTTGCACGTCCTATGATGTCGTACGATGTTCCGCTATCTTCTGAAATTTGAATCACCACATCGGTGGAATTCATGATGGAAGTACTTGCCATTTTTGTTTGTTTTTATCGTTTACAATTTACAAAATCAATCGCGTGACACTCGGAATTTTAGATCGCATTGCGATCCATAGGTCCGCTCGTCATCGCTGAATAAATCGCGTTGTCCTTCGAACATGCACGATTGTACCTTTACGCCGCCGATCGTTCCGCTCATTCTTACGAATGCACTGCGAACGTATTCGATGCCGTTTTGCGTGTCTGAGTATTTCGAGGAAATCAGCGTGATCCGAACATCCACATCATCAATGTGAGAGTCCGATTCTTTGCTCATGCTGGTCGAAATGTTTACCACTTCATAAACCGCGAACGGCGTCGTTTTGGATTGAGATCCAACGACTGGAAAAACCCGCCCACCGAACAACGTGCTCAAATTTGCATCATTGTCGAATTGGTACTTGATCACCTTCCCGATCATACCCTTGCCGCTTTTACTTGTTTGTTTAAGAATGAACGCATCCGGCGCTTGAACTCATTCGCAACGCCGCCAGATTGTTTTGCTCTGGCTCGCTTTGCGAATCCATATCCGTCGCCTCTGTATTGCCCATCCTTTAAATATCCATATTCCAAAAAGTGAGCGAACCATCCGCCCTTTTCTGGATCAGAAAATGCGCGCTTTACTCTTGGACCTACATACATCGAGGCAAACGTTTGGCCTCGATTCACTCGCGTGGTGATCACGCCCATCGATTTGGCCAATGTGCCAGATTTTATTTCAGCATAAACGCCGCCATTTCTGTACACTTTGAATACACTCGGACCATTGATCTTGGCCTCGTCTCGGTATGCCTTAACCATTGGCTTCAATGAAGCGCGAGCGATCCTTCTGATCTGCGCCGTTGTAACGCCATCGTGTAGGTTTTCCAATTCTTTGAACGCGCGCTCAAATTCCTTTTGGATATCCTTTTCATCGAATCCAATGAATGCGCCACCGCCAGATCCCGAACGTGCAAACTTCCCAGAATTTACTGCTTGGCTTAATCTGCCCATCGTGTAATGATCTTTTGGAATGCTTTGCGGGCATCCGCGTTTAATATGGCCTCAATCTTGTATGTTTCGTTGTTGTATTGGATTCGCATCTGCTCGTTGATGTCCGATCGGTATCGAATGAAAAACTCGACCGATTTGCTTGCAACGATCTGATTGCCGTCTTCGCCTTCCTTTCCACTTTTTTCGATCACCTTGGCCCATACGTTTGCCAATGTGGTGAAGGATTTCACCACCTCACCGAAATCATCGGTTGTAGTTGTGAACGACTGGATCGTGATCCGTCGATCTAATTGGCCAGCGTGATCTATCATTAGAAGGTGAAAATTCTATAAGGATTCCATAGGTATTCGGACGCCGTTGGTAATTGCTTCACGCGATCATTACGCTGATCGTATAAGTCAGATATCACCAACATCATGCCTTGAATCAATGGTTTCGGAATCGCTGAAACATCCGATCCCACAACATAACGCACGATCACTTGATTCACAACGCCAGCGGCCGCAAACCATCCAGAGACGGATTGAACGCGTGCTGGTTCTGAGATCAGATCGGTCACGTAAGCATCAGTGGAAATGGTTACCTCTGAACCAATTTCATCCACATATTTGACAGATGATATTGATGCAACTGGTCCGCGTGACAAATAGATGAGGTTCGACAAATTATCCCATCGGTTGTGCGGGAACTTGTCGAAGTATTCATCGATTGTCGTTGTGACCAAAATGCGGCGCGTGTACTCTTCACACATTTGACGTGCCGCCGTAATTAGGGCCTCGATCAAGGTGTCGTCATCGGAATGATCAACGCGCAAGAAATTCTTCGCGTCTGTTAATGTGATCGGCTCAGATGCCGCCGCAGTTACAATATCAAAAGCCATCGCTTATCGTGTTTCTTTCGTGGTGTTTTTCTTCACCGCCTTCTTTGCACGCGTTTTTGGTGGCTCTGCGATCGCCTCACAAAAGCCAGCGTTCAAAAAGTCGGTCAACATCTCCTCGGAGTGGATTTCCACTACCGCATTTTTGCGGTAATGGAATCCAGATCCAGAGATAGATTTTAAAAATCTAACCTTCATGCTTACGCTTGAATTAGGTGCTTAACCGCACGGCTATCAAGAACCGCTGAGTCCTTACGTGCATAGGCCACAAAGCCAACCTCTAATTCGTCCATGTAACGCTCATTTAGGCGAACGAACTGAACACCACCAGCAGAACGAACTACGAACTTGCTGAAATCAGCCGCAACCAAAGTCTTGGTTCCAGTTGCGATGCTTGACTGCATGTCGTTGTTGTAGTAGATGTTGTAACCGAACAACTTATCTGGTTGGCCCGCTTCCATCGATGGGATGAAAATTGGGAAATCGTTCGCAGAACCAATACCCAAGGCGCGGATTGCCGCGATGATGTTATCGTGCGCCATCAAACCGAAGGTCGGCTTGTTGCGGTAACTTGGATCGATTGAGTGGATCAAATCAAGGATATCGTCAGCCGCGATTGCAGTTGCAGAAGCCGCAGTTTTTCCCAAAGATGAACCAGTTACCAAACCTTGTGGTTGGCTTGATCCAGTTCCGGTAGTGAATGCCGCGTTTGTACTGCGTGCGATTCTTTCACCCATTGATTCAGCCAAGAATGCATTCAAGTCGAAGGCATTGTCTTGCAACAATTGCATAGACACGCGAACTTGTGATGCATAGTTGTAAGCGCTCAATTGCTTGTTTGCGAACGTCATATCTTGGATTGTAACCGATGCCGCCTCGCTGATTAGGTTCGCGTCAGTAGCGGTGTCGTTGATCGTTGGGTAATCCAACAATGCGCCACCAGCCGTGTTCAACTTCTTCGCCAAACGCTCAACCTCGCCAGTGAACAATGTCGCCATGTCCAACTCATTGCTGAAATCTTGAGGAACCAAGAATCCACCCAAAGAATCAGTTCCAGCAACTTGCGTGCTTGTTCCGCGAAGTTCACCCATGATTGAGCGCTCTTCAGCAGTCAATGCACCCATGCCATTGCGTAGGTATTTTTCGAATGCACCTTTGCGAGTCGCCTTTGGTGATGCTTGACGTGCTTCAGTGTTTGCCGCTAATTCTTTTTTCAATTCAGCCGCACGCTCCAAAGTATCGATTTGGTCTTTGATGCTACGAGCATCAGCCTCCATTGCGTCAAACTTTGTTTTTTCTTCGGCGTTCAATGAACGGCCTTCTGCTTGCGCCGCATCAACGATAGCGGTCGCTTGCTTGATCAATTCCGCGCGTTTTCCGCGCAATTCGATGTTCTTCATCGTCTTTAGAAATTAAGGATTTTACTTTTATACAAATAAACGTTGGAATCTTCCGCCTTGCTTTCCGCCTCTTCAGATGCAACGGATTCCGTCGCGGCTGATTGAGCCTCTTCTTTGGTTTCTGGTTCCAGATCTCGCTTTTTTAGTTCGCTTGTCGAACTCGGATAAGCCGGTTGTGCGACTGGCGATACATCAAGTAAGCGTGATACTTTTTCAATGATCCGATAGGTGACGCCATCGCGTTGCTCCCATCGGTCTTTTTCAATAAGGAATGCAAACGAGGATTGATTCACGTCGCCGCGCTTCATCAATTCAACAAGATCGTTTGCGTATGTGGTGTTCGGTAACAATACCTCGTAATATAGTCCGCGAGCGTCGGTGCTGATCTTCAGCGTTCCAGAAGATACGCGTCCAAGGAGAAGGTTTTCGTCATGATTAAAATAAGCACGCGTGTCATCATTCATAACGCCGTCAAATGCTCCGGCTTCAATCTGCTCATAAAAGCCGCCCATCCATTCGGAGTCGGAATTATAAACCGCCGCATAACCTCGGATCACGTTGCCTTCGTATTCGGCGTTCTCCATTCTGAATTCGCGTTGCTCTTTTACGACTGATGACTTGCGAACCTCAGCATCGAATTTTTCCAATGTGCTGAATCTGTGCGCAACGTTTAAAACTGGCTTGCGCTCAACGTAAGCGTCCGACTCTGAATCAAATCGGTATAGTCTGATCAATGCCGCCGGATCATCTTCGGTTCCTTTAACCACAAAACCAGAATCGGCTTCAATATCTCCATTGGTTTCCACTTGGATGATTCGGCCGTAAGCACTTCCGCCAGATGAACTCCAGCGAACGAAATCACCAACCGATAATTCGTTTGGTTCCGCACGCTTTTCCGTGCGATCCTCTTCGTTGTAACTTGACTCGTCCATCTCACCCTTGCCGAATGTGATCACAATCTCGTCATCGGTTTCGATCACCGATTTTATATGTCGTTCGTTTTTGTTTTCTTCCATTGTTTCGAGTGTTTTTTCCGCCCATCTGAGCATCTCATCACCGCCCCAAGCCGCATACATAACAGATCCGCAGATCTCTTTGCCATCTTCATCCATAAACGCACCTTGATCGTAGACCTTGGCACGTGATAAAAACGAATAAATGCGAGGCAAACGATCATGCGAAACTGGCTCGCGATTGGCTAAAATTGAAGCCGTTCGCCAGCCCACAGATGTGCCACAATCTGAATCATGCTCCTCTCGGTGCTTTAGCGCTCTTTTGGCGTGCTCTGTGGCGGCTTTTGGGTAATCACTCCACGGCATCTTGTACGTCGTTTTGTGCGGTCCCTACTTCGGTCATATTGAGCGGTTGCAAATAAGCATCTCCGCCCTCAATCGGTGCCATGTTCTCCAGACGTCTGACGTCATTGGCTGAAATCCAACCCCACTGGCGACCTTTGGTGTACGCTTCGTATCTACTGCGAATATCGCCTCGAAGCAACCCGTCCATATTGAAGCGGATGTAATAAGGTGAATCGCCTATGAATAATTTGCGATTGAATTCCGACTCCCATCGCTTAACCCAAGGCAGTATGGTGTTTCTCTGAAATTGAATGCCTTGCTCTTCGATGTTTGCTCGTGTGCTGGAATTCTCCAAAGATCCAAGATAGGCTAACGGAATACGGAAAAAACGGGCAATATCTTCAACGCCAAACTTTCTGGTGCTGATGAACTGCGACTCTTGCGGGCTGATCGACATCTTTTCGACCTTCATGCCTTCTTCGAGAATTGCCGTTTTATGTG